TTACTGGTTCCGGAACTGATTCAGCCGGTCCGCAAGCTTCTGATCTTTATCCGGATAAAGGTGTGAGTAGGTGTCGAGAGTGGTCTTTACGGATTCATGACCGAGCCGGTCAGCAATTTCCAGAGCAGAGAACCCAAGCTCTATGAGCATACTTGCGTGGGAGTGCCGCAGATCATGCACTCTGATCGGCTTCAGACCTACTCTTTCAGACACTCTTTTCATTTCCTTTTCCAGAGCAGTCTTCTGGAAGTAGAATATCCGATCACCCTTTTCAATCCCATACAGCTTTGAAATGTATTCCTGGATATCGTCATACAGGAAATCCGGAATGGAGATACACCTTTTGGATTTTGGTGTCTTCGGTTCCAGAAATATCTCTTTCCCCTTTACCTTTGCATAGTTTTTGTTTATGTCTATCCTCTTGGATGGAAGAATATCCGCTAGTGTCAGTGCGAGCAGCTCGCCGGAACGCATACCGGTATAGAACAGGATATCAAAAGCCAGCTTCATGGATGATTTGCTGATAGCCTTGGAAAATTTCTCGTACTCAGCCTGTGTCCAGATATTCATTTCGTCAGCATTGCTTTTTCCCATACTGCCTGCGGCCTTGCAGGGATTGAGGGCGAGGTGGTAGTGCGAGACAGCATAATTCATAATAGCGGACATCTGATTGTTTACAGTTTTCAGATATGTCTGGGAGAAAGGTTTTCCGTCTTCATCTCGGAATGAGATAAGTTCATTCTGCCATTTGCGGATTTTGATTGTATCAATGTCACATACCTTCTGTCTTCCGAAGTAGGGAAGCAGCTTCGTGTCTATGATAAACCGCTTATTCTCCATTGTGGTAGGTTTGAGTCGGTGTTCCATATCCTCGAGATAATTGGTAACAAGCGAGGAGAAAAGTATGTCGCTGGTAGCATTCTGCTGATCCATGAAAGTACGTTCATATTCTTTTGCTTCACGCTGCGTAGAGAAGCCTCTTTTGCAGATATGTTTCTTCTCTCCGGTCCAATCGGTATAGTAGAAGTTGGCATACCACATTGTTTTTCCATTTTTTAAAGTATATTTATATGCCGGCATGCCGCACTCCTTTCTTTCCTTTGCAGTTTATTTATCCTCCGAAGTGAAATTCTTTCTTATACTTCGGTTTTTCGTATTCTATGCCTTTGTAATGATAGTACGACCGCTCCATAGCTTCCAGAGTGAGCAGATCAATCTCTCTGGCAGAGAGGATTCCGTCATTCTTTCTGTGTGTCCGGATCCGGTAGAATTCGGACCGGGATTCTTCGTCGAGCTTGGCCAGCCTTTCTTCAATCTCTTTTTCAAACTCCGGATCGTAGATATTATCATCCGCCTCAGCCTGACGTTTGAGCTTGGCACGAACCTGTGCTTCCAGTTCCATAAGGGATTCAGCCCCTTTTTTCTGTTGTGACTTTCTGTACTCTTTTTCCAGATCGCTTATCTTTTGTGAGGTTTCGTCTGCGTTATACATAAATAGATTCCTCCTCATTTCCTTTTTTATTAACAACGACAGATGTGCCATTTACTGATACACCTATCATATCTCTGCTTAGAGTAATCATTTCATATGAGATTCCGATAATGGCATTTCCACCTTTTGAAACGGATTCTTTTATCATGCTATCAAGTGCATTCTTTTTGGCCTGCTTAATTTTATCTGAATAAGCTTCTGATTCTACACCAAATAAATCTGAAATATTGGATTCCATTGTTGAAAACCATCCTGTTCCAATGACAGATTCACCAGATACAAGACCTACATACTTTTTAATAGAACAGGTTTCAAAAGAATACCCGGTGGATAACAAATGTTCTTTATACCGCAACACTTCTTCTTGCTGTAATTGCTCTTGTTTTCTTAATTGTTCTTGCTTTGCAATAGACTGCATCTCGACTCTCTTGCGTTTTTCTTCTTGCTGTGCACGCTCGTAAGCTTCGACCGTATCACTAGTTGGAACACCGCATTGAAAGCATATACCGCTCGTAAGCATTTCAGAAGTTATTTCGTGGCCACACTTTATACAATTCATACAATCTCCCTTTTCAATCTGACGACCAATCAGAAAATACTATCTTTTATGGTGACCTCGGTACCACGCGAGGTCTATTATTTTCCAACAACTTTTCTTTGATCATCCGCTGCAACAGATGATTCGTTTTCGGATTCGTATTTTTTGAGAATGTCAATCATTTGTCCGACAGCCCATCGTTTGTCTATTTTTCGCAACTGACTATAATATGAAAGAACATCTTTGTCTTCACCAGAAGGAAGGTTAAACTGATCGGTCCGTCCTAAAAGATAATCAACAGATGTATTTAGACAGTCAGCAACCAATATGAGCTGTCTTACGCTTGGAACTTCGTTTACACACCAATATTCCAGAACTTCTTTTTCTAATCCAGTAGCCATAACAATATCATCCATTGTTATATGGCGAATTTCCATTAAATCAAGCAAAGCAGAGTGGCAACTTCCGTCACTAAGGATTGCTTTGTTAAAATCTTCGGATTGGTATTCGGCAACATTTGATATACCAATAAGAAAGTCCAAAGGAACATTAAAATAGTTACAGATTTTAAGTTTCATTTGGTCATTGGGGCAGCTTTTTCCACTCTCATAAAGAGACACAGTTGATTTTACAATACCAAATATATTGCCAAACTCTTCTTGAGTAAGACCAGCAGAAGTACGCAGCATTTTGATTCTGTCGGATATGTTTGCCATGCAGACCGCCTCCTTTTGTTTAATATTTTCAAACATATTATAAGTGACACCTCCTTGAAATTAAACTGTTTTCAACAAAGTTGATAAAAATTCAACTAAGATATTGACATAAATGAGAAGTTGAAGTATTATAAACACAAGTTGAAGAAACTAAAACATGAAAGGAGAAAAGTGATGAATCTTGAACTACTAAAATCCGAGAGGAAAGCTAAGGGCTACACTCAAAAATATATGGCCGAACAGCTGGGGTTCAAAGACAGGAGCAGTTATTGCCTTATTGAGAATGGAAAATGCTCCGTAGATATAGAGTTAGCCAATCGTATCGCCTCTGTACTGGACTTATCGGAACGAAGAACATTTGAAATTTTTTTTGCTTCAAAAGTTCAAGTATCTTCAACTTAGTTAAAGTTTAGTCGAAATGGAGGAAAAAATAAATGGGAACAAACCCTACGAAAGCCGCTGACAATATCTACTGTAAATGCAGAAAAGAGGCTGCAAAATACAATGACAAGTTGAATAGCCGTGAAGGAGCGGCTGAACTTCTTGGAATTTCTGCTAGTACACTTGCTGATTATGAATTAGGTATTACAAAGATTATCCCAGCTGATGCGATTTTGAGAATGGCTGATCTTTATAATGCACCGGAACTCAGAAATCACTATTGCAAGTATAGCTGTCCTTTGGGACAGGATGTACCGCTGGTTGATACAGAAAGCTTAGACAGAATTGCTGTAAGAGCCCTTGCTTCACTCAAAAAGGTACAGGAATCAAAAGAAAATCTTTTAGATGTCGTAGCCGACGGAGTGATATCTGAGGATGAAAAACCAATTTTGCAGGACATACTTAGCAACTTGGATGAGCTGACAGCTGTATCACAAAATCTAAAAGTTTGGGTTCAAAAGAACCTGGAATAGGAGGTTTTATGGGAGCAGTAAGAACCGCACCGAGACCATTTCTGACCGTAAAGGAAGTTATGATTTTACTCGGTTGCAAAGAAGACTTTGCGTACAAGACGATGCGCAAAATCAATAAGGAATCCGAGAGCCAGGGATATATCAGCATAGGCTCTGGAAAAGTCAATAAGCATTTATTTGCGGATAAGTTGCAGATTCCGGAAGAGGATATTGAGCAGGCAATCCAGTATGTAGCTGCACAGGAGAACAGATAGGAGGCAATCATGGCATATTACAATGTCTGCCCTGTTTGTGGAAGCAATCTTGATCCGGGAGAACGGTGCGATTGCCAGAGCATAAGGGCAAACGAACAGGAGAAGAACAGGCTGTTTTTCAGCCAGATGTTGAGAACAGAAAAGAACAGCGGTCAGATGTCGTTTGCATTCGAACATCCGGGAGGAGGTGCGATAGGAGCATGAGAAATAAGTGCCTATTTGCATTGGGATTGGTATTTGCCATGTCCCTGACTTCAATTGTCGCATTTGCTTTCAGCTTTACCGGAGAGCCGGACGTGAAGAACGATCAACAACAGATTGTTGTAGTGAATCCTGCGACAGAGAGTGAGGAAACGACCTCAGAGCAGACAGTTTCGGCAGAAACAGAGGACACAACAGCAACCTTACAGTCGGCTGGCAGTTCATTGAGTGGAAGCATGGACTGGGATGCGGAAGATGCTTATATGCTTGCCAAGATTGCAATGGCAGAAGCGGAATCCGAGGACACCGAGGGCAAAGCTCTTGTAATGCTGGTGGTGCTGAACAGAGTTTGGAGCGACGAGTTTCCAGACACGATTGCAGGAGTTATCTTCCAAGACGGACAGTTCAGTCCAATCAGCAACGGCCGGTATGACGAGGTCAAACCGGATGCCGACTGTTACAGAGCATTACAGCTTATCCAGATTGACGGATGGGATGAAAGCCGGGGAGCGACTTACTTCGAGAGCAAGAGCGAATCCAACTGGCACAGCGAGCATCTGACCTTTCTATTCCAGCATGGGAAACATTATTTTTACAAGGAGTGATGAAGAGTGAAGAGAGACTTGATAGCGGTTATTTGGTCATTGCTCGTAACCGGAGGAATAAGCAAATGGGCTTTCCACGTTGCGTATCTGGAAAGAGGGTACAAGGCAGTAGGCGATGAGTACCTTGTGATACTGGTGGCTTATGTAGCTGCATGGAAAGCAATTAACTATTTATTTGATTCGTTGGAGGAATTGGAAAGTGAAAGAAATCGTAGAAAAAAGAGAAGTAGAAGAACTGCTCGGATGCGAGATTACAGATGAACAGTTTGAGCAGGCATTAAAGTATGCCAGACATAAGCAGAAGTACATATATCAGCGAGAACAGAGAAAGGTCGTGTTACAGCACTGGTATCTCGTTAAACTGACAGAAGAATATGTGAGAAATCTTGCTTTTTCAAAATTCACAATGGATTTATGCAGTGCACTGAGAGATATGGAAAAAGAGTGCTCGGACAAAGTCCGGAACACCCTCGTAAGCAACCATATTGTATCACAGCCATCTGCTTAAAATCAATAAAATTATACTATATGGAGGTACAATATGGAAAACAATTCTAACGCTATTGCTGAAATTCAGAAAAAGTATGCCGGATGCAATTTGCTTATGCCGGCCGCAACGGAAGTTCAGCTCAATCCTTTTTACAAGATTACGGTTATGGAAGTGACTGCAGATCTTTCTGAAAATTCTGGAGATATTTTTAAGGTCGGCTCTGTTAAGACTGGAACAACACAACAGGGCAAGGACATTTGGGAAGAAACCTATTCTCCGGCAAAACCCCTTCTTATGAAAATTGCCGCGGCAGCTGGCATACAGTTTGATCCTGATCATACTTATGGAACCAAAATTGATGCCAATACATATAAAGCCAAAGCATATGGAGCTATGAGAATGCCAGATGGTACTGGTAAAACACATGCTGATGTGGCAAAAAGCAAAGAATATCCGGTTTATAAAGAGAGACGTTCCAATGCTCAGAGAACACTTCTTGAGGCACAGAAACGCAAAAAGGAATTTGAGAAGGAGCTTGAGGATGCAAGAAAAGAACTGGCAGCTACAGTAGGAGCGACGATGGATACAACAGCACTTACGGCAGAAGTTGTGGATATTGACAGTAAGATAGCTGATATTGATATCCAGATAACCTCATACCAGCAGAAGATTGGTTCTCTCTCCCAGAAACTGGATGAGATTAAGAAACTCAAAACTGACATTGCGGAACTTAGTAAAGATGCTGGTGTGTTATCAGTGGACATTTCAGAATATGAACTGCTAAAAGCAGCTTTCTCACAGGATGGAATACCACATCAGATTATACGCTCACTGGTTCCAAAGTTGACAGAAATTTCAAGTAGTATCCTTGGCCAGATGACTGGTGGAAAGATGGGAATTGAATTTCAGACAGAAAAAGTCATGAAGAGCAACTCCAACAAGGAAGTGGTAACACTTGATATTTTCATTGAAGAATATGGGAAATCAGTTCTTCCTTACCTTTCAAAATCTGGTGGAGAAAAAGTAAAGGCTTCACTGTCAGTAATCCTTGCGCTTGCTGAGATTAAATCTTCAACAGCAGGCATTCAGCTCGGAATGTTGTTTATTGATGAACCACCATTCCTTGACAGTGATGGAATCCAGGCATAGCGGTAGGAATCAAGTCAGCATATCCAGCTTCCAAAATTCTGGAGGACGATGCATCTATGAATTTCTGGTACCGGATGCTGAAAGACCTCAACGGGAAAGTCGTTGAGAATGCGGTTATGGAGCACATAAGCACAAGCGTTTATCCTCCGAACATTGCAGAAATCAGAAAGCTGTGCATGGAAAGATGCAAGCCACCTGTCCTTAGTTTCGATGAAGCTTGGGGAGTTGTCCAAAAAGCAATGTCAGAATATGGATGGTATCACCCGAATGAAGCATTTGCCCTGATGGATGATCTGACAGTATCGGTGGTTAAAAACCTCGGATGGAGCAGGCTGTGCCAAAGTGAAAATCCGACAGCAGACAGAGCCAACTTCCGGGAAGCATACGAAGCAAAGGCAAGGGAAGCAGTCAACAGCAATATGTTACCGGATTTCATATCAAATGAAAAGCGGATGCTGCAACAGCGGTATGTTCCTCAGATTGAAGCCAGAGAACCTCCTGCGATAGAACAGACTGTTGCTCCGGAAAGGAAAGAGCTGACACCACAACAGTGTGAGGAAAGAGCACGACAATTTGAAGCAGTAAGGAGGCGGTTGATGGGTGGCGGTACAAACGAATGATGAAATAAAGGGCACTGAAAAGGAATTCTTAGACCTGTTCAATCATCTGTGCTACAGCAGAACGGCATGGCAGGTATGGTCAGATCTTATGTCGGCAATGGCTTGCACGATTGCAAATGTATTTGAGACCAACCCCAAAAGAAAAGCTGACAGGGAAAAAGAATATGAGAGGTGCATCAAGGAACTGGGCGGAGATGTAGAGATACCGGCAAAGCTGTTCGCCATTGTAACGATGGCATTAGAAAACAATCCGGATCAGGATTTCCTCGGAAAGCTGTATATGCAGCTCAATCTTGGAAGTCACTGGCATGGACAATTCTTTACTCCGTGTGCTGTCTGCAAAATGATGTCCCTTATAACAATCGGGGACACCGTCAGAAGCAAGGCAGAGGACAGGGATTACATAGCAGTTTCGGACCCGGCATGCGGAGCAGGTGCAACGCTGATATCCGCTGCAAACACATTCAAGGAACGAGGGATAAATTATCAGGAAAAGGTTCTTTTCGTAGGACAGGGCATTGACAGAGTGGTTGGCCAGATGTGCTACATTCAGCTGTCACTGCTTGGATGTGCCGGATATATCTGCATAGCCGACACGATTGTAAATCCTGTTGTAGGCTCGGTATTACAACCGGACGAACAGAAAGGACAGGAGTTCTGGTACACACCGCTCTACTACTCTAACAGGTGGCAGATGCGGATATTTATACAAAACATGAAAAGACTAATGCCTCTACCAGAGGCGGAGCAACAGAAAGAGGATGAATATGTATTCTTCTTCGATTTTGACAAAAAGGAGGAAACCTATGGGAACAAGTAGGACAGTGGTGCATTACGCATCAGGAGACAACAGAGATTATGAATTTGAGTGGAGCAAGGCAGTTTTGGAGTATCTGGAAAAGGGATATCCGGCAGAAGAAAAGAACTGCGAGCTGGAGGTCGGGAGCACGACTTACAAGGTTCTAAAAAGAGATACTGTAACCGCATTCTATGATGCAGACGGTAACACATTGTTTGATGTTACGAATGACAGGCTCAAAGAGGAATACGAGGCAATGGAAAGTCTGGATGAAACAGAGCCGAAGTCAGAGATTGGAAGAGCCATTGCAGTGATTGAGAAACAGGCATTTGACGAGGCTGTGTATATGGGGAAGACTTCCCTTGCGGATATTGTGACAGGGAATGTTCCTGATCCGACACCGGAAGAAGTGCAGAAGGCAATGGAAGAGCAGGCAGGAACAGAGGAGGCAGAAGGTGATGAACCGAGTGACGATTCTTGCAATCAGGATATTGAGGAAACTCATGATACTGAAGCGCAGGAGGTTTCTGAAAAAGGTGGCGAGGAAGAAAAAGCGGATCCTGAGCCGACTGCAAAGGGCATCGATGGAGCTGTTACGAAGCTGCAGGGAGAATTGAAAAAGGCAACTGGAACCTCGGCTTCCGCTCCGCTCTACCAAATAGTCAGATGCTGACAGCTCAAGGGCTGTCTCCCAGTACATGGTAGGTAAAGGACTGCTTTTCCTTGCCATAGGCAAAAAATTAAAACTGTGCACACACCGATAGTAGGCATATCCGAATTCCGTGTGTGCCAAACTGGAGAAACAATGTCGATAAAGAATGTTTATTATGAAATAACATCATTTGAAAATCTGCTCAGAGCAGATAAGAACTGTGCGTCACAGCACACTGACAAATGGGAGATTATAGAGTTCAGAAGGAACCTTGAGGAAAATCTTCTGAACTTGAGAGACAGGCTCAGGAGACTGGATATTCCACCAGTGCGGTATCGCAGCTTCCTTGTATTTGATCCAAAAGTAAGAAAGGTTATTTACACTGATTACACCACGAAAGTG